ATGGATTCAGTGTCCAGAAATCCTATTCTCTACCTATTGGGTTTACAATGATGTTGACGTAAATTTGGACGCCATTCACAAGGCTACCGTAGACGAACTAATTGAACATTTTAAAACAAAGGAGGAACGATGAAAGCAAGAATAAAAAGAAAAATTCAAAAAAGACCATATTTATACAATGTAGGACAAGTTTTTAAGGCTTGTGATTGGCTTACTAGTATTCAGCGTGGAAATATAGTTTGGCATCGGTATCATTCATTCGGTACTATTACTAAGCGTTATGTTTATATAAAGGATTAAATTATGAAAGCAAGAGTAAAATCAACTGGAGAAATTGTAGAAATCAAGGATTTATATGATGATGGAAGGTACTGTCCAAAATTTTGTGTAAATGGAAACAGGATTCAGTTGTAAGTTTGTTCTT